CACACGCTAGCATAACCCCCGGTCTATGTCAAATCCCCAGTGTTCTCAACGATTCAATGCTGTAAAGAAATCCGACAGTCTGCCACGTGCCATGTGAATGTAACATAATCACGCTCGGCGCATTGGAGCTTGTGGGTATTTAACGTAATGTACCATCACGTTATGTCACATCTTCCGCTCGGCGCAGCGCACGTTATGTCAAACGGGGCGATGGGGGGGCACCCCCCTGTACGCGGAGGAACGCCGCTGCGGCGCCCGCACACGCACAACGGGGCAAAAAATACGGGATGTAGAATAGGACCAACGGTGTCCGGTAGCGCCCCTGAGGAGGGGAGCGCAGGAGCGCGGAGGGTAGGGACGCCCGCCCAACGAAGGGGCGCGTGAACAGCGAAAAACAGCGAACGAAACAGGAATTAAGTTAACATAACGACTTTTTCTTTAACATAACTAATAAAACTGTCTAAACTTTCTTCTAATACTATAGTTAAGTGCGTTTTGTGACGCACATAACGAGGCGGAGCGGGGTGAAACGGGGGAGGCGGCAGGCTTCCCCGTGAGGGGGCGCCCGCCGAGTTTCAGACGCACCAACCAGCCCTGACGGCTGGACCCGCTTAGAGCCCCCTGTACGAGAGAGATCTTAATAAACATGGATGCGGCACGCCGTCAACGTCTGCTGAAACTTGCCGATGCGGCGTCTCTCAGCAGCATCGCCATGCCCCCGGTCGTAGGGGACATCGTTGGTCTGGCCGGGGATGCCGCTGGCATCGCCCTAGACCCGTCCCGCAGGAATGCGCTGGACGTGGGGTTGGCGGCCGCAGGGGTGATCCCGTTCGTGCCATCCGGCATGAGCGCTGCCCGGAGGGGGATGACGAAGTTGGATGAGGTGTTCGATGCTGAAAAAGGCATCGGGGCCGTACCCAACCAGATCGACCTCCCGAAGAAGGGGCTGGGGCGCGTCGAGTACATGACACCCGACGAGTTCCTTGGGAAGGCGTCGTTCCTCTCGCAGAAGAACATCCGCTACGACAGCGTGGACTTCCTGCAAGACAGTATTCAAAAAGGAAAGAAGTTAGCAAACCCGTGGCTGAAAGTAACAACAGACCCGCAGCTAGGAAAGCCGTACGTCGCCGGCCACGAGGGGCGGCACCGGATGCTGGCGATCAAGAAGGAGTTCGGCCCGGACGTTCTGGTACCAGTACAGGTGCTGGGGAGGGGGGAGGCGGACAAGCAGCTTCTGTCGTCGGGGAGGTCGGTGAAGGACATCCTGTCGGAGTCGGACGCCCAGTTCCAGCGGCTGATGCGGGAGACGGACGTGCTGCTCGGGCGGAGCCCGACAGTCCTCCCGCCAAAGGCAAGCGTGGCAGACCTCGCAAATCACCCGAAGCGAAAGCTGGAGCAGGAGCTCAACGACATCATCGCGGGGAAGGTCAAGGACCCGGTAAACACGATGCGGGTTCCGATGAACCCGGACAAGGTTCCGGAGACGGACTCCTTGGGGCGGTACATCGGGCCGGCAATGAGGAACAACCCGTCGCTGCACGAGAGGACCGTCCAGATGGACGTGTTGGGCTCGTCGCCAGAGGCGCTGGGATTCAGGTTAGCGGACCCGCACGTCTCGATCGAGGACATCGGCCAGCAGCCGGGAAGGGAGTTCTTCCTGAACATGCTGTCGAAGGACGCGAAGTTGGAGCAGGCCCGGCGCATCAACGCGATGGGGTTCCAGCAGGCGAAGAACGCCTCGACCATGGCGAAGCGTGGGCTGATCAGCAGAAAGGAGATGATGCGGGTGCAGGACCGGGTGACGGAGAGGGCGGAGCGGGTCAGGGAGATCCTGACCGAGAGGCTCCGGGAACTCCGCGACCGCGTGCTGCCGCCCAAGACGTACTGAACAAAGACTTGGTTGCTACGGAGTCCAAGCCTACCCCGGCGAAGCGGAGAGGGGGATGGACACTGTGGCAGCCCGGCCAGTCGGGCAACCCGAACGGTCGGCCGAAAGGGGCGCGCAACAAGATCACCTTGTTGAAGGAGTCGCTCGAACTACAGCTTCGCGAGCAGGCGGCTCCAGACCTGAGCAAGGTCATGAAGAAGGCCGTAGAGTTAGCGATTGAGGGCGACCGGGCGATGATCAAGCTCCTCTTGGACTTGCACATCGGCAAGGGCCACACGGAGAGGGAGAACGCCGTCGAGAAGGTTGAAATCAACATCTCGTCCGAGTCTCCAAAAAGGGTCGAGCCCGTCAGGGCCATCAACGTAATTGACGCAGAGGTCATCAGCAAATGAGCAACAAGCAGTGCAGCGATTCCGCCCAGAAGGGTCCGGGTCTGGCCAAGGGTTCGGGCGCCAAGTCGCCCTCGTTCCAGAAGCCGGCCAGCATCGGTTCGGCCAAGGTCGTTCCTAGCCACTCGCGCGGCAAAGACGGCAAGTCGAAGTAACCGTCATGGCGGACGAGAAAAAGCCTAAGAAGTTCACGGCTACCGAGCTTGCGGGGACCTTCATCCGCGAGCTCGCGTCGGGCGCCTTCTCGCCGAAGGGAATGAAGGAAGTCCGCCGAGACAACGCAGTCGTGTCGAACTACGGGAACGAAGGCCGGGGCGGCGCCGTGCATAATGCGGCGAACGACCTCCGGAAGAAGCGAGACGAGTACTAAACGTGGATATTCGCCTGCATGAGCGGCAGGCTGAGATATTCTACGACGACCACCGCTACAAGGTGGTGGCCGCTGGACGGCGGTTCGGGAAGAGTTATCTCGCCGCTGTCACACTGTTCGTCGAGGCCGCCAAGACCGAGAAGGTCCGGACGGACGGGGTTCGCGTAGACCTTTCCCTTGAGGAGGTCTACTACGTCGCCCCGACGTTCGATCAGGGCAAGAAGATCCTGTGGCCCCTGCTCAAAGAGCTCGGGCAATCTCTCATCCGTAACAAGTGGGAGAACACCGGGGAACTTGAACTGGTCAACGGCCGGCGAATCTGCATCAAGGGATCGGACAGGCCAGACACCCTCCGTGGTGTCGGTCTGTCTTACGTCGTGCTTGACGAGTTCGCGTTCATGAAGGAGGAGGTCTGGGACCTGATCATCAGGCCGGCCCTCACCCGCGCCGAGGGCGGCGCACTCTTCATCGGAACGCCGGATGGCAAGAACCACTTCTGGGAGCTCTACCAGCGTGGGCTTGTTGACGACAGCGGGGAGTGGAAGTCTTGGCACTTCCCGTCCTCCGACAACCCGTTCCTGCCGCAGACGGAGATCGCGGCCGCTCGGGCGGAGATGTCGAACGACCGCTTCAAGCAGGAGTACGAGGCGTCCTTCGAGGGCGGCGCTGGCACGGTGATCAGCCGGGACATGTTCCCCATCATCGCTCGGCGCCCGGACGTGGGCGACTACTACGTCGCCATCGACCTCGCCGGCTTCGAGGCCACGGAAGGTGGCCGCAAGATCAAGCGGCTGGACGACCACGCTATCGCAGTAGTCCTCAACCATCAGGGCGGGTGGTGCGTAGAGGAGATCGTCCACGGCCAGTGGGACGTGCGCGAGACTGCCCTCCGGATCGTCAAGGCGTTCCGTGATTACCGCCCGCAGAGGCTGGGGATCGAGAAGGGTATGGCGAAGAACGCCGTGATGCCCTACCTCCTCGACGAGATGAACAGGCTAGGCACGTTCTTCAACGTCGAGGATCTGACCCACGGCAACAACAAGAAGACCGACCGGATCGCGTGGGCCTTGCAGGGGCGCGCCGAGAAGGGACGCATCCAACTGGTGCGCGGGGCATGGAACAAGGTCTTCTTGGATCAGGTTGATGACTTCCCAAGCCCCCTAGCCCACGACGACCTTCTGGACGCCGTGGCGTATATTGACCAGCTTGCAGATCCGTGGATGGACGGTCCCTCCGTCATCGACGACTGGAAGCCCATCGACGCAGTGGCAGGGTACTGATGCCTGACAAATTCGCCAACAACGACCGTCAGGGCCGTGGACCGGAATCCGCAGGGGGAGATTCCGGCCTAGGCAGTGACGGGCTCGTCTCGTACGTGATGACGCGCATTCGGCGTGGCCGACAGGTCCGCGACCAGAAGTACGAGAAGCGATGGAAGGAGTACACCCGGCTGTGGCGCGGGTTCTGGGTCGATGAGGACAAGAACCAGAACTCGGAGCGCTCGCGCCTGATCTCGCCCGCCCTCCAGCAGGCGATTGAGATGTCGGCGGCGGAGATCGAGGAGGCCCTGTTCTCCCGCTCCGCGTGGTTCGACATCGAGGACGACATCCGGGACGAGCAGAAGGATGACGCCATCGCGTACCGCGACCAGCTTCTCGAAGACTTCGAGCTTGCTGACGTGGAGAGCGCGCTGGCCAAGTCGGTCCTGCTGGGCTGCATCTACGGCACCGGCATTGCGAAGCTGAACGTGACCCTCAAGGACGTGAAGACGTTCGTTGAGGGCGAGACCATGTCGGACGAGCGAGTGGTCGTCACCGTAGACGCCATCCGCCCGGACGAGTTCATCATTGATCCGGCCGCGACCTCGATTGACGAGGCGTCGTACTGTGCGCACGAGATGCTCAAGCCTCTGCACACGGTCAAGGCCAAGCAGAAGACGGGAGTCTACAAGCAGGCCGACATCGGCCCGTGGACAGGCACCCGTGGGGATACGACTGGTACCGGCGTGAACACGTCGGTGGATGCGCAGGACGAGGGCGTCCTGATCACCGAGTACTACGGCAAGGTGCCGGGATCGTACGTCGGGGAATCTGGTGCGTTGGTCGAGGCCATCGTGGTCCTCGCCAACGAAGAGACCGTGTTGAGAGCCACCAAGAGCCCGTTCGCTATGCAGGACCGGCCGGTGGTGGCGTTCCAGTTCGACACCGTGCCCGGAGAGTTCTGGGGTAGGGGAATCGCCGAGAAGGGGTTCAACCCGCAGAAGGCTTTGGACTCGGAGTTGCGGGCGCGTATGGACGCCCTCTCGCTGGTCACCGCTCCCATGCTGGGAGCCGATATCACCAGAATGCCGCGCAACCCGGACATGCGGGTTCGGCCCGGCAAGATCTTCATGACGCGCGGCCGCCCGTCGGAGATCATTGAGAGGATCGGGTTCGACGCGGCTGGCCTAGCTTTGACGTTTCAGCAGGCCGGTGATCTGGAGCGCATGGTGCAGATGGGCACCGGGGCGATGGACTCCGCAACTCCGTTGTCCACCAATCGCCGCAACGAGACGGCCTCGGGCATGTCGATGCTCTCGGCCAGCATGCTCAAGCGGTCGAAGCGGACCATGAAGAACATCGAGCGCCAGTTCCTCGACCCGCTGATTCGGCGGTCGCTCTGGCGCTACATGCAGTTCGACCCGGAGCGCTACCCGAAGGACATGGTGTTCAAGGTGCGCGCAGCCATGGGCATCATGGCCAAGGAAGTCGAGCAGGGCCAGCTTACCCAGATGCTCGGGTTCGTCCCGCCTGAGAGCCCGGCCCACAAGATCATCCTCAAGGCCATCTTCGACAACACCGCCTCCTACGAGAAGGACGAGTTGAAGAAGGCCATCGAGACGATGTTCCAGCCTCCGGACCCGAAGACGGTCAAGATGCAGGAGCAGATGCAGCAGATCCAGCTTGGGATGGCACAGGCGGCATTGGCCAAAGAGCAGGCCGCCGCAGCCAAGGCAGCCGCCGAGGCGGAGCTCGCAAAGGCCAAGGCCAAG